TTATGCTGCACTGCACAATAAGTTATACTGCATTGCACAATAAGTTATACTGCATTGCACAATAGGTTATGCTGCATTGCACAATGGCGCACCATGCGGGTGCCTTTCCGGCCACTATAGAGTAACAAACAATAGTAGTATAAACATGTCATCATTCTAGTTATCCCAATGGATGCCGAATAGGTGGCCTGCATGTACATATAAAGATATCTTTATGCCTTGCCAAATAAGAGACCAATCAAGCGTATCTAGATATATATATACATGCACGGTAAACTTGCGGGGTGGGCATGGGACACTACCGGTGGTCCCCCTACTATATACACTGCTGCTCAATTTTTTGTAAAACTGAAGGTCAATGAGATTAACATATTGATTTCATTGAGGTATTAATATCTGGCAATACTACTAGTATATCTAATAGTCCCCTATTAGCCCTCTACTAGTATATGCTGCTTTAGTTTGATATAAGAATAAGCAGTAAGCAATATACTGGTAGGAGACTAATAGAAGCCTATTAGATATACTAGTAGATATATGAGGGGGGCCACAGGGGTTAATTACTATTATACACCTGAAATGGCATGTTGTCAAGTACTTTTTTTCATCCCTCAGTTATCTTATTGATATTGTTCAATAAAAAAATTAAAAAGGATACCGGAAATTTTCCATTTTCCTTCATTTTAAAAATTTACTTACATCCTTATGTTAACTCATTGATAGTACTAGATAATTTTTAGGCATGTAAGTTTTGTACCCTTTCTGGTAAAAACGTCAATTTTTCCTGAAAATAATATCTAATGAAATCAAAGGCTTAAAAAAAGTTTCATTTTTTTCTTGACAAAACCGTATACAGGTGTATAATAGTAAGTATAGGATAAAAATTGCAATGAAAGCACTCACAAAAAAGAACCTCACGGAAAAGCAAGAAACCTTCTTGGAACATCTTTTTGATTCTGGGGGCGATGTCGTTGCTTCTTTGGATGCTGCCGGATATTATCCTACTTCTCGTTCGAATGTAATGCAGTCTTTAAGAGAAGAGATCATCGCACGAACAAAAGCGAAACTCGCTACGTCTACCGTTAAGTCTGCTCGTAGACTGGAAGAAGCACTAGACGCTGATGGGACACTTCCTGCCGGACAGATGGAAGTAAGATTGAAAGCGGCAATGGATATACTAGACAGAGCCGGTATCAGCAAGAAGCAGGATATCGAGGTTAAAGCAGAAGTTATTCACGGTGTTGTTTTCCTCCCCCCTAAACAGGAAGAAATAGTTATAGAGCATGGTGGATGAAAAAAAGAAAAGGCAATATCACGTAAGCAGGAAAGTACAGGCCCAAAGGAAAACCGCGAAGGATATTACTAGCAAGAAAAAAGAACTAAAGAAGCTAGAGAAGAAACTAGAAAAACAAAAGGACAATATACCAAAAAACAAAGGTATAGCAGATTCCGAAAAGCATTCTGCTTCTGAAGACTCTGAGATTCTTTTTAGACCAAATGAAGGACCACAATATTCCTTCTTAGCTTCCCCTGAAAAAGAAGTACTATACGGTGGGGCAGCGGGTGGCGGAAAGTCCTACGCAATGCTAATGGACCTTCTTAGGTACGCTACTAATGGAAACCATCGTGCACTGCTTTTGCGTAGAACTCTTGCTGAACTAACAGAGCTTATAGATAAGAGTAAACAGGTTTATCCAAGAGCTTTTCCTTCTGCTAGGTTCAAAGAATCTACTAAGACTTGGGTATTCCCTTCTGGTGCTACTGCGCTCTTCAGTTATGTAGATCAAGATGATGATGTATACAGATATCAAGGACAATCTTTTAGTTGGATTGGTATAGATGAATTAGGACACTATCCAACACCGTATGTATGGAACTATCTTCGCTCTCGCTTACGTACTACTGATCCAAGTATTACTACTTATATGAGAGCAACAGCCAACCCCGGTGGTGTAGGGGGTTGGTGGATTAAGAAAATGTTTATCGACCCTGCCCCACCAGATGTATCTTTTCACGCTACTGATATTGATACCGGAAATGCACTGACATATGGTAAAGGGCATGAAAAAGAGGGACAAGCGTTATTTAGCCGAAAGTTCATCCCTGCTCGTTTAACAGATAACCCTTACTTAATGCAGGATGGAACATACGAAGCTATGCTTCTCTCTCTTCCTGAAGTACAGCGTAAAAGATTACTAGAAGGTGATTGGACAGTTGCTGAAGGTGCGGCCTTTAGTGAGTTCAGTCAGATGATGCACGTAGTTGCTCCTGTAGAAATACCTTACAACTGGATCAGAATCCGTGCTTGTGACTATGGCTTTAGTAGTCCTTCTTGTGTTCTTTGGGGTGCAGTGGATTGGGACGGTTGTATCTGGATATACAGAGAACTGTACCAAACTAAGTTAACAGCAGAAAATCTAGCAGATACTATTCTTGCTTTAGAATCTAATGATCCCGATATGTACCTATCCGTGCTTGATAAGTCTTGTTGGAACAGAACTGGAACTGGTAGAAGTATAGCGATGACTATGATTGAAAAAGGTCTTCGCTGGATTCCTTCTAATTCAGATAGAATGCAAGGAAAACAGGAAGTACATAAAAGACTGCAACTGGATGATGCAGCACAACCGCGTATCCGAATATTTGCTACCTGCACAAATCTGGTACGCACCTTACCGTCGCTACCGATGAGTAAAACGAATAGTGAGGATGTAGACACTAAAGCTGAAGACCATGCGTATGATGCTCTTCGGTATATGTTAATGACACAACAAAGCAACCGTCCTACTATCCCTCAGTTCTTTTCGGGAGCGCAACAAACCCACACCGTACAGGATGCAACTTTTGGATATTAGAAGGATACAAGATTATGGCTAGAATGCCCGAAACAAAAGCACAAAGAAAACGTAGATTAGAAAGAGAACAAATTGCTGCTGAAAGAAAACGCTTAGGCCTTTCTAAAGGTCAGCATTTATCAATGAGGATTAGAAGAGCATTCGGCTTGCCCCCTAATACGGATGATGATGATGCGGTGCGTGCCATGCTAGAAAAAGAGAGAGAAAAAAGAGCTAACGAAAAACCTTTAAAGACAGGACAAGACCCGAAGAAGTCTTTACCACAAGTAACAGTAGATGTTTTACCTAAAGCAAAAAAAGCAAAAAAGCCTGTTTCAACTAGCAAAGAAGCAGCAGAAGCTGCGGCAGAAACAGAGGCAGAAATAGGAACAAAACGGAAACAAGCACAACAAGCAAAAGACACAAAGAAAGCAAAAGAAGCTCGTGCTGCATTAGACAAAATATCTACTGCTGAAAGGAAAGCGTTAGGGCCTATAACTAACTTTATGGAAGAACTATTTGGTCTTAATAGAGATAAAGCTACTATTGAAAGAGATGTAGCAATAACTAGAGAATTAGAAGCACGAGATCGTGGTGGAATGAAACGAGGCGGAAAAGTAAAGAAAACTACATCGAAGCCTACTAAAAAATATGCAATGAACAGAGGCGGCAAAGTTACTGGCCTACGTAAACCTTCAAGACTTAAATAAGGAGAAATAGAATGCCATACGGTTACGGTTATCCATCAGAGAGTAAAATGATGAAGACAGTTAAGCAAGGCGAGATGAGCGATGTTAAGGACGGTATGCTCTATCGTGAGAAGATGGAAAGTGATCTAGTCGGCAGCACGAAAGAAGCATGGAAGAGTTCTGTAGACGCCCCTTCCCCGAAAGGTGTACTGCACATGGACGCTTCCTTGTGGAAGATGGCTGACGATCATTCCGTTTATTCTGAGCAGAAGAAGTAATGGACGAAATTGATGCTGTAGAACTAGATGCGGAAGAAGCACCACACCTAGTTGGCTACATTAAGGAACGCTTTTTAGAGGCGGAACACGGTAGACAAACTGAAGAGCTACGCTGGCTTTCCAGTTACAAGAACTATCGTGGCATCAATGACGGCACAACTGCTTATACCGCCACTGAGAAATCTAAGGTATTTATCAAGATTACTAAGGTGAAGGTACTAGCAGCCTTTGGGCAGATCATTGATATTCTATTTGCTAATAATAAGTTCCCTATTACAGTATCTAATACACCTATTCCAGAAGGTGTAGCGGAGTTTGCCCATATCCCTTCCCCTGAAGAACTACAGTTACCGGACGACATTGGGAATGTTCCTTTGAATCAACTAGGCTTCGAAGGGGGGGATATGCAAGAGTTCCTTGCAGGGCTAAAAGAAAAGTACAAAGGCTCTTCTCTTGTTGAAGGACCGGCTATCTTAGGCACTGCACAAATTGAACCCGCTGCTATTGCTGCCCGTAACATGGAAAAGCAAATCCATGATCAGCTTACCGATACGAATGCAATAACGATTCTACGTCATGCTATCTTTGAATGTTGCCTTTTAGGCACCGGTATTATCAAAGGGCCTTTCAATTATAATAAGACAGTCCATAATTGGAAACTTGATGAACAAGGCTATAAAGTTTACGAGCCATACAATAAAGTTATCCCAAAGATGGAAGCGGTATCTTGTTGGAACTTCTATCCTGATCCGGCAGCTATCTCATTAGAAGATGCTGAGTATATCGTCCAGCGTCACAGGATGAATAGGGAACAGCTAAGAAGCCTTATGAGCCGTCCTTACTTCGACAAGAAAGTAATCAACAAGGTTCTGTCGGAATCTCCTCATTATGAGCACAGACCTTTCGAACCTGAAATTCATTCGGAAGGAGACGACTATCTCTTCACCGATAAACGCTATGAAGTTTTTGAATATTGGGGAATGTTGGATGCAAGTCTTGCTCGTGTATTCGGTCTTGATATTCCTAAAGAAATGGAAGATTTAGAAGCGGTACAGGTAAACGCATGGATTACCGGCAATCAAGTATTGAGACTTGTATTAAACCCATTCGTTCCTGCGCGTCTTCCCTACCTTGCCTTCCCTTACGAGTTGAACCCCTACCAACTCTTCGGTGTTGGCGTTGGGGAAAATATGCAAGATACGCAAACGTTGATGAACGGCCATATGAGAATGGCTATTGATAACCTTGCTCTTGCCGGAAACCTTGTGTTCGATATAGACGAGACTCAACTTGTTCCCGGTCAGAATATGGAAATATTTCCCGGTAAGATTTTCCGTAGGCAGTCTGGTCAGTCCGGTACAGCAGTAAACGGATTGAAGTTTCCTAATACCGCTCCTGAAAATCTACAACTCTTCGATACTGCTCGTAGATTGTCAGATGAACAAACAGGTATCCCTTCTGTTCTACACGGACAAACAGGTGTAACCGGCACAGGACGAACTGCTTCCGGTTTGAGTATGTTGATGAACTCCGGTAATCTGAGTATTAAAACGGTAATTAAGAATATAGACGACTTCTTGTTGAAACCGTTAGGTGAATCTTACTTTCAATGGAATATGCAGTTTAACGATGATAACGCAGAGATTATCGGTGACTTAGAGATCAAACCTAAAGGTACTTCTTCTATTATGCAGAAGGAAGTACGTACTCAAAGACTCACCACCCTGCTTCAAACCGTAGCTAATCCAATGCTAGCACCATTCATCAAGATTCCAAACTTAATGAAAGAACTGGCTATCTCACAAGACATCGACCCAGATCAACTAGTCAATGATCCGAATGAAGCAGCAATCTTTGCAGATATTTTAAGAGGTTTAATGGATGCAACACAAAACGGCACAGGCCCTTCTCCCAATAGTCAACAACCCGAAAACATGGGAGCCGATACAGACGTACCTGTTGGAGCAAATCCAATGGACCCATCGGGCGTTGGAGGTGGAATTATCGGAACTGGAACTGCGCCGGTTGCAGGGGAGAGCGGCTTTACTGGCAACATTGTCCCAATTGAAGGCACAAGTGAAGTCTGACTTAGAGTTATATAAGAAAGAAAAAGACAATGCCACTACAAAATGACATGGACCTATTAGGTATCCCTCCTGTTACCTCAGAAGTAGAACATATAAGTTTTCGGGAAGGACAAGAAATAGACTTCATGCTTTATAACAGCCTCTTTAAAGCAATGCAGAGGCTTCCACAGGAAGAAGTGAATATTTCTTCTAGAGAGTTTCTACCACAAAACGTACAAGACGGTGGAAAAATTTCAAACTTTACAGGACAAAAGATAAGTTTAGAAGCAGCAAGAGAGCCTTTCCGAACAAATCTTGTAAGTATAGATACCTTTGGTACTGCCCCGATAAGAACAACATTAGGTTTAAGAGCATTAAACTCTGCTGCTACCACAGGCAAAACCGTTCAAGATATTCTAGGAGGCATAGATTCTGGTAATGAAGGAGGGCCGGAAGGTCCAGATGGAGCGGGAACAGGTATGCCAGATTTGTCACAGGTTAGTTTGGGAATGTTAAGCCCTATAGGATTCATTGCAAGTGCTATATCTGGAATAGCAACTGAACACGCATTTCAAGCTGAAGAAGAACAAGCAGTCGCTGCTCAAGCACAAGACCCGACTAGTACTACAGTTGGACATGATCCAAGCCAAACTGGAATTACAGGACTATTTGGAATGCATGATGTAAGTGATGAAGCGATACAATCAGAGCTAGATCAAGCACAACTAGATGTTGTTGCCGAAGAAGCACAAGCAGCACAAGCAGCGGCAGATTTAGGTTTTGTTGGTCAAGACGAAGCAGATGCAGCAGCAGCAGCAGCAGAAGGCCACGGGGCTACTGGGACTTCTGGGGTTGCCGGGGAAGGTTCGGAAGGGCATGACGCAAGCGACGCCGGGGGAATTGGCGTAGCTTCAGGAGGACAAATTAAAGAATACCGATTAGGTGACTTAGTAGAAGACACCGCCGATACTACTCTAGAAGATAACGTATTAGGTCCAATGGGTCTTGTTGCGGATATTGATGGAGAAACCAAAACCGGCATTGCAGATGATCTTCCTTTAGAGCTTGAAGAAGGCTCTTATGTTCTTAATGCAGATGCGGTAGAACTAGCAGGAGCAGAAGACCTTAATACAAAAATAAAAGAAGCAATTAAGGTTGCTGCTCAATCAGACGAACCTCTTCCAAAAGGGATCGATCCTACTAAAAGAGTTCCTATTAAAATTTCCAATGGAGAGTTTGTAATACCAAAAGCTCTTGTAGCTTTTATAGGACTGGATTATTTAGAGAAACTTAACGAAAAAGGTTTAGCTTACCGAAAGAAAAAGGAAGCCGAAGCACAGGAAGAAACCTTAGCTCAAGAGCAAGCTCTTCCTGCTGAAATCAAGAGTACTGTGTAAGGTGACGGATACCCTTAACCGGCCCCGTCTTTAACTACCAAAAGGATACCCAAAGTTGTCACTTTGGCCCCAAGGAGGTATATATGATTGATACTAACGAACAGGTGAAAGAGCTTACCCCATATGAAAATGAATACCGGCGTAATTTGAAGGATGAGGAGCAAGAAGACCTAAATCTCTCTGACTTCTCTGAGGAGACTACTCAAGAAGATGAAGGGTTAGTTGCTAAGAAGCAAGAACACGATTGGAAGAAACGTTATTCTGATCTGAAAAGCTATCATGACCGTAAGAATAATGAGTGGGAACAAGAAAAGGAACTGTTAGAAGCTAAGTCTAAATTAGCGGAACAGGCAAATACTTTTTCTTCTGCTCCTAAAACTACTGAAGAACTGAAAGAGTTCGAAGAAAACTATCCAGATGTATTCGGAGTTGTTCAAACGGTTTCTCAACTTCAAGCTGATGCAAGAACGAAAGAACTAGAAGATCGTATTGCTCAGTTACAAAAACAGGAAGAACAGGCACAATACAAAACAGCCGAACAAGAGTTACTTGTATTACATCCCGATTTCAATGAATTGAAGGAAGATACAGAATTTCTCGATTGGTTGGATAAACAGCCCTCAGTTCTTTCAGACGGTATTTATAATAATCGTACAGATGCAAGATGGGCCGCCCGTGTCATTGATCTGTATAAAGCAGATACAGGTATCAATCAGAAGACTAAAGCTTCTTCTAAGGATGCAGCAGCAGTAGTAACGAAATCTACTAAAACTGCACCCTTTTCGAAAAACGATGGAAAGAAGATTTGGTCTATTGAAGAAATTTCTCGCTTGAAACCACATGAATTTGAACAACTAGAATCTGAAATTGATGCGGCTAAACGAGAGGGAAGAATCCAATAACAATAAGGAGATACTAAAATGGCATTTG